TTTCCGGTGTAGCACTTACTAGAGCTCAGGATTCCTTCAATAACATTATTACATCTATGATTAATGATTACACACCAGATGGTACAAACTATAACTACGGTGATGGTCAAATTTCTGATAACCACGTGTTTGCTCGTCAAGCGCTTCAACTTAACAGAGAATTCTTAAAAGAAGAAGCAACAGCTTGGGTTAATACAAACTATGGCGGATTATCATATGATGTAAATAAATGTAAACGCGACACAGGTATTATGGTTGACGCGGTATCATACGATACACAACACGAGTCAAATACAGCAATGCTTGATGTTGCTAAACTATATTTTGAAAATGGTCTATCCACTTTAAGTACTGCTCAAAGGGCACCGACCGCTGCATTATATACTCACTTAAGTTCAGTAGCAAGTCAAATCGTTCTGAAACAAACAGTATCAAGATCAGCTGGTAATACCGTTACTCAAAATACATCGTTTGGTGTGGTTACTGTTCCAATTGCACAGCACATTACATCACTATGGAAAATCGTTGGCGATTTAATTGCTGATGACTCCTTAATCAATATGCCTGATCTTGTTGAAATTCCTACGAATACTGTAGGTGCTGAAAACTATCTATATGATCCATCTGCAACAATTATCGCAGGACGTAAAGATAATCTACAAGATACTATTACTCAATACTTAAGAAATAACTTTGGTTACCTTGAGTACGATGAGGATCGTTGCCGAAGAGATACAGGTTATATTGTTGATGCGATATCACACGATATTCAATATGGTGGTAACTCTGCAATGCATGGTACTGCTGAACTTTACTTTAAGAATGCAGTGAATATTCTACCAATTGACCAACGTCAATCAACTAGAGAAGCATTTGAATATCTTGGTAAAGTAGTTCGTTGGGTAACACGCAATGAAACAGTACCTCGTAAAGAAGGTCGCAAGTTTACACCAACAACAGCCACATACGATCCTGATACAGGCATATTTACTGCTACTATGGCAAACCACAATCTTAAAATTGGCGATTACGTTATGATCGCACCAAACAGTATTGTGTTTACATGTGCTCTAGATGGCGACGTTCATAACCACCCTGCGCCAGAAGCACATCATCCATATTACAATGCACCGATGAAAATCACTGCAAGAACTGGAACAACTATTACTATGAATGTTGGTAAAGTTCCATATGGTAAAGGTGGCGGTGCTCATACATTCGTAAGCGCAACAATGAATGCAATTACTCACCTAACTGGTAACACGGTTAGACAAGAGTTTAAACACAGAGCTGCTCGTCGCACAATCGCAGATGAAGCGATGAACTTAGCAACCATGTTGGCAAAAGTTGCTGATGATAATAGCCCAGCAAATATTCCATCAAGAATTGATCCAGATACTTCTTGGATTGAAACAGGATTGATGACTGCTAAAAATGTAATTGACGATAATTCAATTCAAATGGCGAAAGATCTACAAATACATATTGGTAACGCTTACAATGGTATATCATACTCGAAAGAGAAATGCCGCAGAGATGTTGGCGTAATGATTGATGCCGTATCACACGATGTTAACTATACCACAAACTATGCAATGATAATGACTGCAGGTCTATACTTCGAAGGCGCGCATTCAATATTACCTGCAGACCAAAGACAACAAACCGCCGAGTTCTTTACAGAGATGGCCGGCGTTGTTAAGTCAGTTGTTCAAGGTCAGACAGCGTATCAGAGAGGATTTACTTCAACTGGTGCAACATACGATCCTGATACAGGTTACTTCACTGCAACTATTGATGCTGACCACGGTTTAGAAATTGGCGATTACGTATCGTTTGAACCTGAAAGCTTTACATTCTCATGTGATGTTGGTTCTGGTCCAGTTAACCATGCGGTACCTGAGTCACATCATCCATATTACGATGTTCCTTGTCCAATCCTTTACGTTGAAGGTAACGTAATAACAATGTGGGTAGGACCAGCAGCTACTTATTCTGGTGCTCATACATTCGTAAGTGCAACTGAAGGTGGACTGAAGAAAGCGGTTAGAACTTGGACAACACAAGATACTACATCAATCACTCCAGCAACCGCGGTTGAAGGTGAAGAGGTTGCTGACTTAGTTCGTATCGTAGAGGATGCAATCAGAAGAGATAATATTGACGGTCTACCAGATATCGTTGAGCCTGACACTTCTTGGGTTAACGCTACTAAGATTGAAGCTTCAAAAATTATTGATGATAATCTTGACGAACTTGCTGACGATGTTACTAAGTTCCTTAAAGATACATTCACTATTATTGATTACTCTAAAGCTAAATGCCGCAGAGATGCTGGATATATCGTTGATGCGATGTCTTGGGATCTCAACTATGGCGGTAACTTAGCTACAAGATGGAATGCAGATTTCTATTATTGGAATAACGAATTACGTATCCCAGAAGATACAAGAGTTGCGACAGCGAAAGCATATCGTCAACTTGGTAAAATCGTAAGTCAAGTTGTTATTGGTAAGCATCCAAATCAAGCTGTTCGTTCTGAGCTAGGTACAACTACTCAAGAAGCTCAAGCGATTGAACTCGGTGATATATTACATAACGTAATGTTCTATGACTCACCTCAATCACTTGGTCCAAAAATTGAACCTAACTTTGCATGGGAAGAAAGTAAAGAGTTTAGCTTTGCTAAAGATATTTTATCTAATAACAGAACTAAATTACAGCGTGAAGTACAACGTCACATTACTTCAACATACAAATTTATCGACTTGCCTAAAACATATCGTGATGGTGGTAACTTCCTTAAAGTTCTACAAAACGATTTCAAAGGTAGAGTTATTGATCCAGTTGTTGGTACAGTTGGTTCTGATAAAGGTTCAAGATCGTTTGTTGGTGCGTTGTTTAACATCGATGCTCAACATGTATTCCCAGTATTTAATCCACCAGAGGCATATGCTGATTGGCGTAGGTTAAGATTTAAAGGTACGGTTGACAATGTTCCAGCATTGGCTGCCTTAAACTCTATTTCAAAGAAATGGGATGCAAGAATTGTATCAACTACTCCTAGCGCTAACCGTTATGTAGGTAACATTTACGTATACAACGGTGCAGGCGTTTGGAATATTATAAGTGAAGGCGCTAACAATACAGATTTACTTGACTCGTTCACTGGCGCATGGTCAAGAATGAAAACTTATATAAATAACAATATCGCTCCTGATGCAGATCATAGAACCATGGTAACCGAATTGATAGATAACCTTATCATAGACAGTGTCATAAGACCTAACTTCTTAACGTTTGGTTCGTTGGTTGAATCTATTGCTCACCAGTTTAACGGTGCATCGGCAGGTGTTAACAGAAACGCCTTACCGCTGAACTTTAGAAACGTAGGTGCCGCAATTGGTGCTAATGCCTCTGTATTGTCAGAAGGCGGAGGCCGGATCAGATGGTCAGGGTCAGACGAATTAAACAACCAGTACTTCGCAAGAGGTCTCAAAATCAACGGTAGAACAGGTCGAATTGAAGGTCGTCCGTTTACTTCATCAGTGAGAAAACTTGCACGACGTGCATCTAACAGTAGGGCATCTCTATAATGGCTATATACACAATCGCAACATCCCAGGCGCCAGATGCTAAACCGGTCGCCAAGTCCTTTACATTGACCACGAACTGGCAGACAATGATTGAGGTACCAAACTATGAAGTTCCGGAACTAGTTTTCGGTGGTTCAACTACAACAGAACCCGGTGTTGGTGAAGTTATTTCGCCACTTATCTTATGTAACTTTACAGCAAATACTGTAGCAGTTGATGTAAGAACACACAGGGAAGAAATTAATGCAGAGTTTTGGATTATTAGAAATTTACAAATTCCAGCATATGATACTGTTCCTTTACCACTCAACGGTCAATTCTTTAGATCAGGCGATCTATTAGAAATCAAATGCGATACAAACCTCGCAGTTGATGCTACCTTATCCTTTACACTTGGTCAATCCGAGGAGGATGATGTATAATGGCTTTCAAATCAATTAGCGGTTCACGAATAATTGGGCAGGGTACTCCGCAAGCAGTACCTATTCAATTAGATCCAGCCCCGTACAATGGAGCCATTGCTTATGGTTCAGACGGGTTAATTTATGTTTCTAATGGCACAGCATGGAACGCAGTTGGTGCAGGGGTTCAAGGTACATCCGGTTTACAAGGCGATGCAGGTTTACAAGGTACACAAGGTACATATGGACCGGGTTTTGACGTTATTGGTTCTGTTACTGATGTTGATACAGGTGGCGATCAGCAAGCAACTCTTAATACGGCATTCCCATCAGCTACAACTGGTCAAGGTGTTATTGATAACGCAGATGATGAGTTATGGGTTTATGATGGTGCGGTATGGGTAAACGTTGGATCGTTTAGAGGTGTTCAAGGTTTCATTGGTAACCAAGGTACACAAGGTGTGCAAGGAACTATTGGTGAAGAAGGTATTCAAGGTTCACGTGGTTTCCGTGGTTATCAAGGTACACAAGGTATTCAAGGTGCTGATGGTATCCAAGGCGTACAGGGTGTTCAAGGACCACAAGGTACTCAAGGAATTCAAGGTGTCCAAGGAGTTCAGGGAACTCAAGGAGTACAAGGGTTATTAGGTAACCAAGGTACACAGGGACCGCAATCTATTCAAGGTACTACTGGTATCCAAGGGGATCTTGGTTTTCAAGGTTTTTCTGGTGATGATGCCGGTCATGTAGTAGAATTTAGAATTAAAGATGAAATAGTACAAGCAGATCCAACTACTGGTGAAATGATTATGAATGGCGCTGCTAATCCAGCAGACGATTTTTCCGGTGTTACAAGAATTTGGATTGATGATGAAGCATTCTATAGTGTAAATCTTGAAGGTTTATACACAGCAATCGCCGCATCATCTTCTACAAACAAAGCTTATATGAAGATTACTCTTCGCAACAATCCTGATGATTATGTTATATTCTCAGTTCAGGCAGCTACTGACCAAACAGGTTATTGGCAATTAGATGTTACTTATGTAGCAGGCGAAGGCGTTAAGGGCGATTTTGTTCAATTAGATACACCAACTCCGGGTACAACACAGCGTTTACCAGTATTGGTTGCATTTAATATATCTGGTGACAGAGGTTTCCAAGGTATTCAAGGACCACAGGGAACTCAAGGTGTCCAAGGCGTTCAAGGTATTTTAGGCTTCCAAGGTATTCAAGGACCACAGTCAATCCAAGGTACTACTGGTATGCAGGGTATCCAAGGACAAAAAGGTATTCAAGGTAGCCAAGGAACACAGGGTCTACAAGGGCTGCAAGGTGTTCAATCAGTACAAGGTGTTCAAGGTTTACAGGGTCTACAAGGTGGAACCGGTGTTCAAGGTATACAAGGTACTCAATCTGTTCAAGGTGTGCAAGGCGTCCAAGGTGGAGCTGGTTTACAAGGTAACCAAGGTACACAAGGCGATCAGGGAACACAAGGAGTTCAAGGTGCGGTTGGACATTATGGTGGTTTAACTTACGAGTGGGATTTCCTTAATAATAACACTGCTTCTACATTCCCAGGAACTAGTAAATGGAAAATAAACAACGCTGATGTTTCGTTAGCAACTGTTTTAACACTTGACGATATTCCTTTAAATAACTACACTAACGATGTTGATGAAGTATTTGATTGGCTACAAACTATTCCACAAGGGTCAGGTTCAAAAGGCTTAATTGTTGTTGAATCATTTGACGATGGTAATGGGCCGGGTGGTCACCATCAAGTTGTATACGAATTCACAAACTTTACATGGGATGGCGCTGGAAAAACATTTGGTTGGTTCGATGTTACTTATGTTGGTTCATATGGCTTGCCTAATAATAATTGGCAAACAGATGTTATTGATACATTACACCCTGCTAAAACATTAATTAACTTTGTTCCACGCGGCGAAGCTGGTACCCAAGGTGTACAAGGCGTACAGGGATTACAAGGTTTACAGGGTCTACAAGGGCTGCAAGGTACTCAAGGACCACAGTCAATCCAAGGTACTACTGGTATCCAAGGTGCTCAAGGTATTCAAGGTCAAGAAGGTGCTCGTACATTTATTGTAACAAATAATGGCACAAGTGATTATTTAATTGATGGTGTAGCTGATCCAACAATTCACCTTATCCGTGGATTTACTTATATCTTTGATGTAAGCGCAGCAGGTCACCCGTTTGAAATTAGAGTTGCCCAAGGTGGAGCTGCTTATAATACTGGTGTAACAGGTAACGCGTCAGCAAGCGGTTTAATTATATTCCGAGTACCATTTGATGCTCCTGCATCGCTTTATTATCAGTGTACAGTACATGCTGCAATGGGTGGCGATATTGTTACTTCAGATCTTGGTCCTCAAGGTACACAGGGTGTTCAAGGTATACAAGGCATTCAGGGTATTCAAGGATTACTAGGTTTCCAAGGTACGCAAGGTCCACAATCAATTCAAGGTACTGATGGCTTCCAAGGTGACTTAGGTTTCCAAGGCGTTCAAGGTGTGCCGGGACTTGTTGGTCCGCAGGGTACTCAAGGTACTGATGGTCTACAAGGTGGATCAGGTGTTCAAGGTCAAACAGGTTCGTTTGGTGGTGTTACTTTTGATTACACATTTAGCACAAATACTGCTACATCAGATCCGGGTGTAGGTACACTTAAGTTCAATAATGCATCGTTTAACTCTGCAGGTAACCTGTATATGGACGATAGAGATGATAACTTTACAGACATTCAACCATTCCTTAGAACTATTGATGACTCAACAAGCCCTATCAAAGGTCACTTTAAGTTATCTGAAAATGGTGCTCCGGAAAACTTTGCGGTATTTACTATCACTAGTGTTCAGGAAGTCGCAGGTTACTTTAACATAATATGTTCATATGTAAATGGTTCAGTTACAAGTATGACTGATGGACTTGATGTTGTAATTACTTTCGCAAGAACTGGTGACTTAGGTGCCACTGGTTCACAAGGTACTACTGGTATCCAAGGTGATACTGGTATTCAAGGTTTAGACGGTGGAATTGGTACAGTTGGTGCTCAAGGTACTCAAGGATTACAAGGACTTCAAGGTTTAGACGGTGTTGGTGCTCAAGGTGCTACCGGTTTCCAAGGAGCATCTGGTCCACAAGGTACTGATGGTGAACAAGGTGAAGAAGGTGAAGTTGGTGGCGATGGACCACAAGGTGTACAAGGTAGCTTTGGTTTACAAGGTGGCGATGGCTTCCAAGGTATGCAGGGTTTCCAAGGTCCACAAGGTATTGGTGCTCCGGGTGCGGCAGGTTTCCAAGGTAACGATGGTTTCCAAGGTACTCAAGGTCCTCAGGCTTCTCAAGGTATACAAGGTATTACAGGTCCAATAGGATTTGGTACTCAAGGTGTACAAGGTATGCAAGGCTTCCAAGGAGCTGAGGGTTTCCAAGGATTTGGCGGTAACCAAGGTACTGCAGGTGAAGGTAATCAAGGTGCACAAGGTGGTAACGGTTTCCAAGGTTTCCAAGGTGGATTAGGTTTCCAAGGACCAAACGGTTCAGGACAACAAGGTGTTCAAGGTTTCCAAGGTGCCGCAGGTATCGGTGATACTGGTTTACAAGGTGACAATGGTCCATCTGGTCCACAAGGTATTTCAGGTGAGTCTGGTGAAGGTGGTGTTCAAGGTTATGAAGGCTTCCAAGGATCGCAAGGTTTACAAGGTATTTCAGGTGGCGTTGGTGGAACTGGTACACAAGGTTTCCAAGGTACTCAAGGTGCTGATGGTTGGCAAGGTGTACAAGGTGCAACCGGGTTTGGTGCACAGGGTGTTCAAGGTATACAAGGTATGCAAGGTGACTTAGGTTTCCAAGGTGCTATTGGTGGCGGTGTTCAAGGTTATCAAGGTACTGCAGGCTTCCAAGGGGATTACGGTTTCCAAGGTACTCAAGGTGTTCAGGGACCGGGTAACGAAGGTGGTGTTGGTAACTTACAAAACATTCACACATCTCCATTACAGGATACTGCGTTATTCATTCCATTCTTTGAAGCTGGAGCAGACCAACGACCGTTGATGGCCACGTTAGGACCTAACCCAGGTGGTGAACAAAACTTCTTCTATACATCTGGAGATGATGAGCTTAGTGTTGAAAACATTGATGCTGCTGGTAACATGACTGTTGGTGGTACATTAACCGCAGGCAATCTTACAGGTATTACATCTGATATGAACTTACCTGATGATACGTACTTTGGTTTTGGTACTACTAATGCAATGAAGCTTGGTGTGGAATCAGGTACTGGTGCATTCTTATTAGATGCTGATACAACTACAGTAACATCAGTTAGGATTGAAGAAAGAGCAGGCGGTACTGCGGTATTTACTTTTGATACAACAACCGGAGAATTTACTGCAACAGGCGATATTACTACAAACTCTGATGAAAGACTTAAAGAAAATGTTATTACTGTTGATAACGCACTTTCTAAAGTTACAGACTTGCGTGGTGTATATTTTAACAAGAAAACAAATCCTGATGCCAGAAAAATTGGTTTAATTGCTCAGGAAGTTGAAAGAGTTATTCCTGAAGTTGTGATTGAAGATAAAACTGAAGATAAGATTAAATCAGTCGCATATGCCTCATTAGTCGGTCTGTTAGTTGAAGCTATCAAAGATTTAAAAGATGAGGTTGACCAAATTAAAGGTCAATAATTCTTGCAAATCTCAGTCATTATAAGTGAGGGGGTCAAGCGATTGTGCCTCCTTATTTTTTATAAATAGATAAAAGTAATAAAGAGATGAAAAAATGGGATCCAAAGCAAATATCTATATAGATCAAGGTACTGATTTTCGTATTACGTTGGAAATGTTCGACGGAGACGATGATGATTTGGTGATAAACACATTTAGTTTTTTCGCAGACTTAAGAAAAATGTATTCATCAAAACGCGCAGCGGAATTCGTTGTAGAGAAAAACGAGAATGACATTACACTAGTTTTAGAGGCTGATGTTACAGCCAATCTAAGGCCGGGAAAATACGAGTATGATGTTTTAATGAGAAAATCCAGTGGTGAAATGTCCAAAATTGTTGAAGGTCTAGCAATAGTTATACCAACAATCACGGAGGTTTAGCAGTGAGCATTAAAGTAAAAGTAGGTCAGTCCAATAAGATTAGGATTGTCGCAGCCGCTGAGAAAAAACCACTCATTACGCCAGATTCCATTACGCTTGGAATTGATACAGTTGGTCAATACGTTGCAAAAGTTGATGCAGGTTCTGGTATTATCGTTACACCAGAACTTAATACAGAGAATGCAAATCTTGTTATATCTCACGCAGCTACATCAACGGAAATAAGTTCTAATAATGCCGGTTTAGTATTTGCTGGTAATATTGATTTAGACCAATATGGTCACATTACTCAATTTAATAATCGTTCGTTTAGCGAAGACAACTTTGCTTATTCTAATAACGTAATTTCAACTAACGATATTACACTTGGTACAACAGCCTTAACTCTTGGTGAGTCTTCAAACAATATCGTTGGACTTACAACATTTGAAGCAGGCGGTGTTGAATTATTTGATGGTACATTTACTGCGAATGCCAACATAACATTTGACCCAGGTTCTAATAACGTTGTGGATATGTCTTTCCATAGAGTTTCTGGTATACTTGATCCTATTGATGGATTTGATGCTATTAACAAAACGTATCTTGAGTTTGAATTAGATCGTGTTGAAACAACGATTAAAGTTTTTGACGATCCTATTATCGCAACTGATGCTACAAACAAAAGATATGTTGATAATTTAGTACAGGGTTTCGTGGTTAGACCACAGGCTCTTGCCGCAACGACAGAAGATTTAGGTGCCACGTTTGAAACAGGAAACTCGACGGTACGTGATACTCTTACTATTCCGCCAGTTAACTTTTTATATATCGACGATGTTACTACTTGGACACTTGGCAAAAACCTTCTCGTTAAAGACCAAACTGATAAAACACAAAACGGTTCTTATGATGTAATCCAAGTTGGTTCTGCCAATACTGAATGGATATTCCAAAGAGCTGATTTCAATACAAGCGAACAACTTCCGGGTTCATACGAATTTGTTACTGACGGTACAATTAATGGTGGTACAGGTTGGGTTTCTACAGTTCTTGATGCTGCTAACTTTAACCTTAATACAGACCCTGTTGAATGGGCTCAGTTCCAAGGTGAAGGTACATTTACAGCAGGTGCTGGTTTAGTCCTTAACGGAACTCGATTTAGTGTAAACGAAACTCTTCCATTAAATCAGATTAATCCAGTAGGTGATGATTTAATAATCTCAGGAACAAGCGCAGTTCGTTTACCACAAGGTACAACACTAGAAAGACCAACTGAAGCAACTGGTCAAATTCGCTTTAATACTCAGGATAGCCAATTCGAAGGTTATGATGGAGTTGCATGGGCAGGCTTAGGTGGTACTGTTGATGTTGACCAAGATACAAAGGTTATAGCAGAAAACAGCCCAGGGTCTGACGACGATCAATTACAATTCTTTACTGGCGGTTCTAGAGTTGCTATGATGAATGCGAACAATGTTACCACTTTCTATGGTGATGTTAATGTTCCTGTCATATCAACTTCCCTAAGACCAAATGTAACCGGTTCTTTAACACTCGGTGCACCAAATTATAACTTTGATAAAATCTTTACAGGTAAGCTTGGTTCAGACGATGAGTTAATTAGAATTGATACTAATGGCGCGTTGGTTATGCCAAAAGGTACGACCGCTGAAAGGCCAGTTGGTATCGTTGGTGGATTACGCTATAATACTGAAGATGCTCGGTTTGAAGGTTACGATGGTACTGCTTGGGCTGGTCTTGCTGGCTCAGTTATGGATCTCGACAGAAATACATATATCATTGCTGAAACCGCTGCAGGTGTTGATAATAACGATTTAGATTTCTATACTGCCAATACTCAAAGAATGCAAATTGATGAGCTTGGTAATTTAAACTTTGGTCAAAATCTTAATCAAATTGTACTTAATTATAACACAGGTAATTTAGAAGTCAATACTAAAATTGTTTCAAATGCTAACTTAGTACTTGATCCTACTGGTAATATTGATGCCGCAAATAATACAATTACTAATGTTGCTGACCCAGTTAATCTTAGTGATGTTGTTACTCTTAATTATCTTGGCGGATCATTCTCTTCTAAATTACAAATTGAAGATGGTGCTAATTCACACTTAACGGATATTGACTTACTACAAAATCCAACATTAAATCTTGGCCGTGGTTTAGAACTTCAGGATATTGATAGTGCAAACAACGAATTAAAAATTGGACTTGATGTTACTGGCGTTTCTGCTGAAATGTATGGTACTGATGGATTTACTCCTCGTATACGTATTACTGAAGATGGTAGAATTGATTTTGCTACAGACATTCCATTAGAATTACAAGCTAACGCGATTCCAAACTTTACTGAAACATCACGTGATATTATTGGTTTGATGTTTACAGACGGTAATGCAAATGGTGCAGGTGTATTTGCCGTAAACGATGATGTCAACGATGTAATGAATCTCTTTGCAGATAACTTCACTATTACACTGGGTGGAGACCTTGATGGTTCGGCACAAGTTACAAGACTTACAGATACAACTATTGATGCTGATATTACTACACAGTATGTAAGGTTTATTTACCCAGACGGAATTACATCTGGTGTTACAGTTAACCAAGAGTTTATTGGTACAGGAGCTAACGCAAACGTTGCGATTGGTTTAGATTATAGCCATCTTGATACGGTTTATGCCACGCTTGATGGTTCAACATTCACTGGTAACGTATTTGCTCCGAGATATTTTGACTCAGACAATAATAACTACTATGGCGATTTTGCTGGAGAAACAAGACTAAACCAATTAAGAGTTGGTTATGGTCTAACATTCTCGCAAATTGGATTTGCTGATGGTCCCGGATCTCAGTCAACGCTTTACGCCGGTCAAGGTAAAATTGGTTTCCTTGATAATACGTTTAACTTCTCTGCTTATTCCGAAAGGTCAACCGGTAATTGGTATGTAAACAATAATGTATTAGCAGAAAAATTTGTTGATACAGATGCCACATCTTACTTCTTACATCCGGGTGGTACAGACTCTATATTCAAAGCACTTGAAGTTGATGGTAATTTAAAATCAGGTTCAGTTTTAATTAATAACAGAACAGTTTCTACAGACGCAGGAACTGGCCACGATTTAATTCTTGACTCTGATACAAACGAAATAAGTGTAAGTAATAATATAATTAAAGATCTTGCTGACCCTGTTAGTTTACAGGATGCGGCAACTAAGGCTTACGTTGATGGTGTAGCACAAGGGTTAAGAGTTATTCCTTCTGCTCTTGCAGCAACGACTGCTGATTTAGGTGCAACGTATAATCATGGAAATGGTACACTTACTATTCCTGCTAATATTATACTTGACATCGACGGTGTAGCAAATTGGTCTCTCGGAGATAGAATTCTTGTTAAAGATCAAACTGCTTCACTAGAAAATGGTTCCTATGAAGTTACTACAATCGGTAGCGCGGCTATTGATTGGGTAATTACTCGAGGTGAATACTTTAATGAAACCTCGGAAATCCCAGGAGCCTTCCAATTCGTAACTGATGGTACTATAAATAATGGTACTGGTTATGTTGCGACGGTAACAGATGCTGAAACATTTGCGCTTGGTACTGACGACGTTATTTGGTATCAATTCTCTGGTGCGGGTACATACTCGGCTGGAAGCGCGTTAACATTAACTGGTACTGAATTCTCTATAACCGATGGTGATATCACTAACGCTAAATTAGAGAACTCTACGTTTACAGTTATTGATGAAAGTGGTGCAACATCTGATATATCTCTAGGCACAAATCTAACCTTTACTGGTACTGATGGAGTCGATACTACAGTAACTGCGGGAAATGTCGCAATTGCTATTAATGAAATTGACGGTGGAACGTTTTAATTTATTAAAACTATATTATTGATTATTAAGATATATATCTATTATAACAAAGGGGCATACATATGTCAACAATAAAATTACGCCGCAGTTCAGTTGCGGGGCGTGTACCTACAGTTGCACAGTTAGATTTTGGTGAAATCGCCATTAACACTGCTGACGGTAAACTATATTTTAAAAAATATGATGCCGTTGCTAACACAGAATCAATTATCGATGTATCGGCAGACTTAGATGCCAGCGCGGTTCTTACCCTCCTTAAAACAGTTGATGGCGTAGGATCCGGCCTTGACTCAGACCTATTAGATGGTCAGTCTGGCGATTATTACTTAGATTATAATAACTTTACGAATGTACCACCTGCTACTTTAGACCTCACATTAGACGGTAAAGTAACAGGCAATGCATTCTCTAATACTGGTGTTATGACTCTTACAACAGAGTTATCAAATACTGGTGTAACCGCAGGCTCGTATGGTTCGGCTTCTCTTGTACCCGTTTTCACGGTTGATGAAGATGGTCGAATTACTACAGCCAATACCGTTTCCGTGGCAGGTGTGGCAAACACTACATGGACTATTGCTAATAATACATTTACTATTGGTACCGCTGATGGTAACTTTTACGACACACTTATTGATACGTTTACCGGCCTTGGTGTTATTGGAAACATTACAGTAACAGGCTTGGTAGATGGCCGGGATGTTGCTGCCGACGGTGCAAAGTTAGATTTATTAGAAGATGGATTGGATCTCACATTAACTGGTAAGGTTACGGGTACAGCTTCTTCAAATACTGGTGTAATGACTCTTACTACTGAGTTAGCAAATACTGGTGTAACAGCAGGCTCATATGGTTCGGCAACCGCCGTTCCGGTAATTACTGTTGACGAAGACGGGCGTTTAACATCTGTCACAACATCTTCAGTATCTGGCGTTGATGACTTTTCTTGGATTAGTGCAAACAACACTTTGGCATTACAAACAGGTGATGGTACAAGCTATTACGTTGAGGTTGATACCTTTGGACAGGATATTGATGTAACAGGTAATATTACTGTTACTGGCAATGTTGATGGTAGAGACGTTTCGGTTGATGGTGCTAAACTCGATTTAATTGAAGATGGCGCAACCGCTGACCAAACTGCTGCCGAAATCCTTGCGGAACTTATTACAGTTGATGGTACAGGAACTGACTTAGATGCTGATAAACTTGATGGATTACATGCATCAGATATTTTATCACAGGCTGCAAATACTGCGGCAAACCAAATCGGAAATGGTAATGTTACAGTTCAAGGTGGATCAGGACTAACTGGTACTGGAAACTTTAACTTAAATGATTCCATTAATACAATAATTACAATAACCCACGACGATACATCTTCAGTTGTTGATACTTCATTAGCATCAGGTCGTGTACTCACTGGTCTAACCTTTGATACGAATGGTCACGTACTAACACATGCAAATACACAACTTGACGATCGTTATTATACCGAAACAGAATTAGATGCTGGTCAACTCGATAACAGATACTTTACTGAAACCGAATTAACAAGCGGTGAACTTGACAGTCGTTATTATACAGAGACCGAGCTAGATAATGGTGAACTTGACAGTCGTTATTATACAGAGACCGAGCTAGATAATGGTCAACTTAATTCTCTTTATTACACAGAGACTGAATTAGATAATGGTCAACTTGATAGCAGATATTATACTGAAACAGAGTTAGATGCGGGTCAATTAGACAATCGCTATTATACTGAAACTGAAGCTGATAACAGATTTGTTAATGTTACTGGTGATACGATTACAGGTAACTTAACGGTTGAAGGCAACTTAAGTTTAGACCAAAGTACATTTATATCATCAACAACCACGACAACTACAACAAGCTCGACAAACATTCACGCATTTCCGTATAGTAGTTTTAGTGGTGCTGAATATACAGTAACCGCAACTGAAGGTACTGATCGTCAAATAACTAAACTATTGGTTACACACGACGGGTCAACCGCAATTGCTACTGAATACGGCGTTGTGTTTACGAGTACAGAGCTAGCAACGTTTGATGTTGAAATTGATGGGTTTCTCGTTAAACTTAATGTGAATTCAAGTTCAGCATCTTCAACAGTATATAAAATTGCGGGAACACTGATTAAGTAATCATTATAAATACAATAAAGAATAAGCCTAACTGGGGAGAGTGAACCGAATGGCAAATGATAAGAAATTCATAGTAAAGAACGGTCTTCAATCGGAGAATAACGTTCTTGTCGGCACATCCTCTGATGATGGTGTAAATAAATTACAAGTATCAGGCACAGCCAAACTTACAAGCACAGGCTCATCGGTTCCAATTACTGTTGAGAACACAGGAGGTATTGATACTCCTTTAATGGATTTTGCAGGCGGCGTAGGTGCATTACGAATTAAAAATACAGGTAGTGGTGACTACAGTATTTACAATACCTCAGGCTCAAACGAAATAAAATTTAATGATAATACGGCAAGCGGTTTGGTATTCAAAGCCGGTAATAACGTCCAGCTTACAATTAATACTACTGAAGCGGATTTTACTAATGTTCCTTCCATTAACGGCGTACCAGTTTGGTATAGTGGTAACGATGGTACAGGATCAGGCTTAGATGCCGATTTTCTTGATGGAATTGACTCATTATCGTTTGTTCGTTCTGACCAAAATGATACATTGGACGGTGATTATATTATCACTGGTAACCTTACAGTACAAGGTACACGTACCGAAGTTCAATCAGAAACAGTTTTAATTGCCGATAACTTAATTACTCTTAATAGTAATTTTACTACAGGAGCTCCGACAGAAAATGCTGGTTGGGAAGTTCTTCGTGGTAATTTACCAAATTCATCTTTACAATGGGATGAAACAAATGATTGGTTTAAACTAATATCAGGAGGTACAGACTTAGGTCGTATTATTACAACTGATGATGAAGGTGCAGGTAACTTATTTGATGCTGACACGGTTGATGGATTAGAAGCTGCTCAGTTTATTCGCTCAGATGTTAACGATGTTGCTACAGGTAACTTAGAGTTTGAAGGTACAGTTGCTATTGGTGATGGAACTGGCTCAGCACTACTTACTATGCGTGGTGCGGGTAACAATAGAGTTATGGCATCAGACAATGGTAAAATTGGTTTCCTTGATGGCGTATTTGCTTATCAAACATATTCAGATTTAAATGGAGATTGGACTGTTGGTCGTAATCTTATTGCTGATAAATTTTTAGACTCTGCTGATAATACATATCTATCTTGGCCTTCTGATACATCTAGGTTAAATAACATCAGTCTTGTTGGGACAATTTCGCACGATGGCGATGCTGATACATATATTAATTTCCCGGCTGCTAACCAATTTGAAGTTTATACTGGTGGAGGTCAAAGGTTATTAATTACTGACACTGACGTAACATCATTAGTTGATGTAAAGGCTCCTCGCTATTTAGATAGCGGTAATAATGCATATCTTGGTGACTTTGCTGGTACATCTGTAATGAATACGATTGGAATTGACAGCGATCTTTTCCATAATGGTGATACCGATACTAAGTTATCATTTGATACCGACACAATCAATTTAAACACAGGTGGAGCAACAAGATTAGCAATCACTGATACGTCGGTTACATCATCAGTTGACTTAATCGCACCAAGGTTCCTTGACTCAAGTGACAATAACTTTTATGCTGATCCTGCCGGTACATCGGTATTTAATAACCTTGGGATTAACGATGACTTATTCCATAATGGTGATACTAATAATAAGATTTCTTTTGGCGCAGATACGCAAACATTTACAACAAATGGCGCTGCACGATTAACTCTTAATAATTCAAATGCAACATTCACGTATAATGTTCTTGCACCACAATTTGTCGACTCTGATAATAACTCATATTATGGTGACTTTGCTGGTACATCGGTAATGAATAATATTAGTTTACAAGGTGATATTATTCATCAAGGAGATGCTGATACACTTATTACATTCTCTGCTGCAAACGAATTTAAAGTAAGAACTGGTGGTTCTGATAGATTATTCGTAAGAGATTCTGGTGTAACTGCCGTTGACAATATGAAAGCACCGGTATATTATGATACATCAGGAACCACAAATTATTTGGATCTTGGTCAAACTGGTGCTTCTGACTCACTTAGAGTTGGTGGTCGTATTAATGTTGGAGCAGGCACAGACTTTAATCTTGTAGATAATAACTCAGGCACTGGCGGAATTATGATCGCGCCATACGCAGGATTAGGTGCAACTACTAACCCTACAATTTCAATCGCTGGTAATAATGGCGGGCTATCGCTCTTATCACTTAATAGAATTGACATTGGTGGTAATCCATACCAAAGTAAAAATGCTTATTGGGCAGAGTTCTTATCAGATGGCGCAGCGGCGTTCTCTATTCGTGGTGATAACTCAAGGAATGCTTACTTTATATCTGATGCAGACCAAGGAGTTTACTTCTACGATAGTGGTGCATCAACTAGATTAGCAATGCTTAGCACAGGGGATATTACAATCGGTAATGACTCAGTCGCATATACTCAACATGATAATACACCGATATTAAATAGCGGAACAAAAACAGATAGTAAACTTCACATAGATGGATCGCTTCAACTTAATGGTACTGATGATGCATATGTTGTCGGTAATGGAACTGCTACATTCCTAAGAATGGATGAACTTGGCTTTGGTCAAGGTGGCGGTTTCTATATGAACGATGCCAACAATCTTAGAATTAGAAATAATAAATTACTCACATCAACAGGTAATGCTTCATTCGCTCAATACCTAGATGCAGATGATGTTTTATTCTACGGTGACTTTGCTAGTACATCACGAATGAATAATATAAGTCTTGTCGGTGAAATTATACACGACGGAAATACTAATACTAAAATTGGTTTTGGCGCTGACCAAATTATATTTACTGCCGGTGGAACCGCACAGCTTGATGTATATTCAACATATGCTGAAGCTGCAACAGATATGCGTTCTCCAATATTCTCTGATGCTGGTGGAACTTACAAGTTTGAGCCAAATACAGCCAATGCTCATAGGTTCACAACACCAACTGGTACTTTAGATATTGGATCTAAGGTTGCAGGGTCAGCTCAGTTTGATACAGACAGAGCAATATTCCTATTCAATAAGAGAGTGAATTTCAACGGCGGCATATCAGCAGCCGATGCCAATGACATGGCATATTTCCCTACTTATTACGATTATAATGACAACGCTTATTATGGTGACTTTGCTGGTACATCAGTAATGAATAGAATTGACTTAGACGATTATATTAGACATAAAGGTGATGAAGATACATACTTCGGTTTCTCAGCCGCTGGTATCTATAAATTGTTTATCAATAATACACAGAGATTAAACATTGATGATAACTCTGCTGACTTTAACCTTGATGTTTACGCTCCACGTTATTATGACTCAGGAAACAATGCTTATTATTTAGATCCTGCTTCAACATCTATACTTAATGTTGTTAGAACAAATCAAATCCAAATGGATGGCAGTTCTCTAACTATCGACTCACCATCAGGTCCTAAAGGGACTATTATGGTTGAAGGCGAAAGAGATGGTTATGCAGGTTATATGATTAGTAATGACTGGGGCTTTATATCCAGCGGTGCTACAGAGATGGGTCTGTATAACGAGACTGATAATGAATGGTCACTGACTGCAAACAGAAATAACTTTACAAGATTACATTCAAATAACATTCACCAAATTGGTGCTGAAAACGGTTATGGTTCTGCTCCAAACAGTATGCGTTCTCCAATATTCTATGATTTAAATAACGCTGCATTTTATATGCAACCGTCTGGTCAATCTAGACTTAAATCTGTTAAGGCAGGCGATAGCGCAATCTTTAATAATACTACATATCCACTTGAAGTTAAGTCTGCACAACAACGTTTGATCGTTTTACAAAATACTACTGCTGATGCTAACTTCCCATCTATATTCCACCAAACAAGAAACTCTCGCTCTGCGATGGGTATTTCGTTTAATAATATAGGTGAGCGTTTCTGGTTCTCAGAAAATGGTGACATACAAGCTTATGGCGCTGGTATATTTGGATCACTTGCTCTTAATGGTGGTAATGAAAATCTTGGATTGTTAAAAACGTATGGCTCTGGCCTTGCTGATATGAAAATGTTTGATGCATCAGATTATTGGGATAAACGAGTTATCCAACCAATGCAAGGTATTGAAAATAGCGCAACTACATCTACCAGTGATTATGTTTTAAATGGTGATGGCCCATTCGCATCAAGTTATGTATTAAGAACTAACGGTTACAGAGATTTTGACTCTGACTTTATTCCAGTTGAGCCGGGAGAAACAATTTATGCAGAACAGGCAGTACGACGCATCAGTGGTACTGGCGGTTTATTTTACTTAGGTGTTAGACAATACGATAAAGATAAAAATCCAATTGCTGCTAACGATGGTATTGTATACTTCGCGGCATCTGCGGTTGACCACACCGCCACAGGCTGGACTGAATATAAAGGTGAGCATACGCTTCCAACTACCCATACGCCATTTAATGGTTCAGATGGTGCAGGTGTTCGGTTTGTTAGATTAGTTTCTCTTATGAACTTTGCGCCAAACGGTGCAACTCGTGAATTTGGTCCACCAATTCTAAAGAGAGTTGATGTACAATCGAGTATAAAAGCTGAAGGATTAACTGTCGTTACTGATGCTTCAATCGGTGGGGATCTTACTGTTACTGGTGATGTTTCTGCAGACAACATATCAGCAAATATTATTGATGCTGGTAGGTTTAGAGATCTTAACGATACTAACTATTATATTGAACCAAAAGGTCCATCTAAAGTCGCAGGTAACTGGGATTGGACAAATGGTAATATTAATAACGTAAACAAATTAACATTCAACGATCCGGGACCGTCTGAAGGACTAGCATGGAACGGCGGAAACCTATGGCAAATTTATGAGTCACCAAATGACTTAGCAACAAATTCTGGTGGTAATTTACAATTTACATCTGGCGCCGGTAATGGTACATATCGTTTACGTGTTGAGTCTGACGGTGATGTTTGGGCTGGACGTTATTCATATGCTCAAAGGTTTTATGACTCTAATAACTCAGCTTATTATGCTGACCCTGCTTCAACATCTGTATTTAACGAAATACGTGCTGATGAATATATCAGACATAATGGTGATACAAATACATATATCAGATTTATTGGCGCTGACGATATGCAGTTGGTTGCTGGTGGAACTCAAATGCTTAGAATGGCAGAGGGTACTAACCCAGACAGACTAAGATTTGTTACTGACGATAACTGGACTGATGCTAATGGTGATTGGGCTATGTCTCGTAATGTTGTTGTAACAGGTACGCATACTGCTCTAAACGGTTCTTATGCAAGTCGGTTCTATGACTCAGACGATAATGCTTATTATTTAGATCCTGCTTCAACATCTCTTACTAATGTTCTTCGTGCAAACGCAGTTCAATTTGGTGGCTCAACTTATCAATTAGATACATCTACTGGTAATTATGGTTCCATTAGTGTAACTGGTAATAAAGGTGGTTACGCAGGTTATGCTATTAACGATGACTGGGTATTCATGTCAAGTGGAGCTGGTATTGCTGGTATCTATAACGATACGAACAATCAGTGGGCTACGATCTATCGCCAAGCAGGTGATACAGAACTTCATTGGGCTGGTACAGAACAAGCCTCTACTAAAGATGGTTTCTTCTTAGGTACTAATCAGTTACGTTCACCAATTTGGTATGATAGTGATAACACTGCATATAAAATTGATGGTAACGGTACTTCAAGACTATTAACACTACAAGTTGATAACGTAATCCAAGGTAATGTTGATGGTTATGCTCAAACATTGTTACGAAAAGATAACCGTATTATTGAACCAAATGAAGATACTGCGGGTCGACTAACGTTTGGTTTCACATCTTGGAACAACGATAACACTGCACCATATGCCGATTACTTACACTTAAGATCTTACACAGACTCTTCTGGTGGTTCAGATAACTTATTGATGTTTAAAAAGTCTGGTCGTGGTATGCGTCTATGGCAACAGTCATGGAACTCAGGTACAGCCTATTCTTCTTATTCTGATATTGCTATCTATAACGCTAACCCAGGTGGTGGTACAAGTTCATACTTCTATGCAAGTAGATTAGTTGACTCAGATAATACGTCTTTCTATATGGATCCATCAAATACATCAAAAGTTGATGTTATTCAGTTTGCTGATGGTGGTGAAGCTCAATTTATTACGGGTGCTGGTAATGTTCGTGGTTATATCCAAGCTACTGATACAAACGATAATCATTTAATTATTGCTACATCGGGTGGTGAAGACATCGCATTTAAAGATGGCGGATTATCCGGAACAACAAATCTTCTCGTTCGTGGTGACGGTAATGTATTCGTAACAGGCGGAGCTTACGCTGGCAGATATTACGATAGAGATAGCACAGGTTATTATGGTGACTTTGCTAGTACATCGGTAATGCACACACTTGATATTCGTTCTGAAGTATATAACGATGGTTGGTTCCGTAACGATACAAATGGTAGAGGTTTATATAACACTGCAACAGGTCAGCATTTCTATTCAGATAATGATGACTATTGGAACATTGCTGGTGGTTCATCTGCTAATGGTATACGATTTAGAGATGAAAACGCCGGTACTATTCGAGGTTATGTATATGCAAATAACTCGAATGATATTGGTTTCCTTAATAATAGTGCAGGATGGGCATTAAGAACTCGCGGTGGTACAACTGAAGTATATGGTAATATGTATGCCGATGTTTATTACGATCGTAACAACTCTTCATACTTCTTAAATCCAGCCGGTGACAACAGTTTTGCTGGCGATGTTCGAGCAAATAGGTTTATACATAAAGATGATGTATCACAAGACGATACGTTTGGTTTATACTTTTCATCTAATGAATCAGCTGCTTATGCTATTTACCGTGAAGGCGGTGGTTGGTCATATCGTTACCCTGATTTAAGAATTGCTTTCCATACAGGTATTAAGTTTGGTGCTAATGCAAACTATAATGGTATGCGTTTCTATGATGACTACAACATGAATAATCAGGTTATGTCAATCAACAATGCGACTGATCCATTAGGTGCTAATGATGTTTATGTAAATAACTCATTACAAGCACGTAGTTCATTAAGAGCTCAAATATTCTATGACAATAATAACACGGGTCGTTATACAGACCCTGCATCTACATCTCAAATGAATGTTGTACGAGCTGACCAGTTTGATATGCGTGATCGTGGTGACTTTATTACCTTATACGGTGATAACAGCACAAACCACTCAATCTCTGCTAGAGATCTTAATGGTAACACTTCTGACGATATTCGTATCAACTCATATGGTTCTGTGTATATTAACTTAGACTCAAATAACAACAATACTTCTGGCGCAGACTTCTATATTGGCCGACACGGTCAGGCAACTGGTGGTATTGGTAACTCTGACTTGTTTAGAGTTTATGGTGATGCAAACTATGCTTACTCAGGATTTAGCTTCCGTGCGCCTATCTTCTATGACTCAAACAACACCGGTTATTATTGTGATCCAGCATCGTTTTCTAACTTTAATACAGGTATGAGAGGCAACGATATTTATGCTAGGAGTTGGCTCCGAAATGATTCAGCACGCAATGGATTATATAACCAAGGTACAGGTGGACACTTTTATTCTTATCAAGGTCAGTATTGGGCTGCTACTGGTAACAATAACTCTTCATCTATGTCTTTCCAACTTAGAGCGACATATAACGGTACAATGTGTCGTTGGATGTATGGTGACAGAACATGGTCCGGTGATTTAAATGCTGCAGGACAATGGCAGTTAAGAACTCGCCACCAAGATGGTTATTCACCATGTATTAGATTTGAAGAATCAGGTAACGAAAGCTGGACAGGTAACCCAGGAAACGACGTTGGTAAAATTGAATATCACTCAAACCGTTTCTATATCGTTGCAGGCGGAAACTCAAACAGAATTTGTCAGTTTAGACAAAATGGTTCTGATAGATCTTATATCGCAAACGATGGTGTGTTTGTTGGTACGGCTACGTCAGCAAGATGGGCTGACCTTGCAGAGAGATATGAAGCAGACGCGATTTATGGTCCTGGGTATATCCTAGGTATCGGCGGCGATAAAGAAGTAACATTGTATCAACCCGGAATGCCAGTTGCTGGTGCGGTTTCTACAAATCCTGCATACAGAATGAATGAGCATATTGAATATGACAACGATGACTCTATTGAGTCTAAGATGAACCCATTCGTTGCTCTTAAAGGACGTATTCCAGTTCTTATTAATGGCGATGCAACTAAAGGTCAATGGATTATTGCTGATCGTGATGGTAAAGGCCGTGCCGTAGACTATGGTACTGCTGGTATAAATAGCTTTGATATTATTGGTATTGCGATATCTGATAGTGAAAATGGTGAAGTAGAGGTTAAAGTATAGTATGCCAACGTATGCACAGTTAAATACAAATGTAAGAAACCAATGTGGTCGACAATTAAGAACATTTGATAGAACCGTAGGATTTTATATCAACGCTTATGTTAGAGGTTCTAACTGGGGAACAAGTTATACCAGAGGTCAATGGCATTATACGCGGTTTGAATACGTAAATGCAAACTACTATGTATATAACAATTATCTGGATAGCGGTATATACACTGGCGGAATTATTCGTTCTGGTGATGTTATTGATTCTATTCGTAGCGTTGTTCGTAGAACGGTTGATTTATGCGAAGGTAGAATATCTAACAGAACTATTAATGCATATTATTGCCACGCAAGTTGCCATTCTTCGTGTCATAGTTCGAGAGGGCGCCGCTAATGACTATGGATAGAAATGACGTTAGGTCGTGGGTAAGAACATATAGTGGTCAACAATTAAGAACGTTCGATAGAACGGTTGGAATTTATGTTAACGCATATGTAAGAGCTAGTAGTGCTGCTACCAGTTATACTAGAGGACAGTGGCATTACCATAGATTTGAATATGTTAATGCAAACTACTATGTATATGATAACTATGTAGATGGTGGTATCAATAGTGGTAATATTATTTACGGACAGGATATTGTTGATACATTGGAAGATATAACTAGAAGAACAGTTGATCTAATTGAAGGAAGAATGTCAAACAGAACTATTAACGCATACTATTGTCACGCAAGTTGTCATACTAGTTGCCACAGTTCGAGAGGAAGAAGATAAGATGTCAATGCAAAAATCATATTGTAAGCAAATGCGGTACTCTGGTCCAGAAAGCCTAACACCGTCAGATGCTACTAAGTTTGATGTTCTAATTCAAATGGAAGTTTTAGCAGGATGTAATCACGGCTGCTTAGGTTGTTTCGTTGATAAAAACATAGACCCTGCTATGAACCAACAAATTATTGATAGAGCAAAAGAATTAGCAGATGGTGTAAAAAGAACTGGACTTAACTTAAGAGAGTTCGTTATTGGACCAACAGACTTTTTCACTGCTAAAAATACAGAGTCAGTATTAAATAATTCAGTAGTCCAAGAAATTATGAGAGAACATACTGGCGCTCGTATCGCGGCACCTGCTAAATTTGATTTGGCTACTATGGATAAAGTAAAAGAAATCTTTGCCGTACTTGATGATGAGGATAAGTATCGTCGCGAAATGATTATCGAATTTATTATGCCAATCGGTAGAGTAGATCAGATGTTAAACGATGACGAATATTTTAATAACGTTATGGAAAAGGTAGAGTTCTTTAAAAATAATACACCAAAACAAATGGATTGGTCGTGGACATTACAGGCTTCTAACGTTGTTGGTAGAAAAATTGATAAAGAAACTTATAATAAAATTATTCAAAAATCTGTAAACGAATATGAAACAATTGTAGAAATGAACCCTGCTTTCTCTAGAGCCAATTCACAATTGATACAAAGAAAGAATTTATTTGGTTGGAACGATTTCCTTGGTAGAGTTATTGATAAAGATAATGCGCAAGAAACCGTTATGTCAATGGCTAATCTTTATTGTAACTCAATTAACTTTGTTGGACTTACTATTGTCCCAGGAGAAAATGGTCCAACTACACACCTAAATGTAATGCTGCATGAGCAAGCGTTTTTCTTAGGTAATAAAAATTTAGATGTTACTGGTTTAACATTCGAGCAAATATTAGATCGTAAAAATGAACTAGTGACAAAAGGTATAAATAGGTCTAGTAAAGTAAAAGATTGTGCTGACTGTAAATTTGCAGTTGCCTGTGCAAGCAGATTAATCTTTGAAGCCCAAGAATCATTAAACGTCAACGGTTGTGTATTGAACAAAGATGTCCTTGCAGAATATAACCCGTATGATTTTACTTGGAACGATGACGCAATAGAAAAATTAGGAGTAAGATCATGATTGGGCAGAGTTTATATTACTTAAATAATAAAAAGTATATTACGAATACACAAAACGTTGAAACAGTAATTGGTGAATTAAATTCTTTTTACCACACTGCTGAACCAAGACGAATTACTATTGTACAGCCTGACCTTGTAGACTCATTTCTTCAGCCTGCTGAGTATGAAGCGCTGGCAGAAGGTGCACGATCAGGCTCATCAGAACTATTAGATTTTGAAGAATGGGATACTATTGCCAATCCTACTTATATTCAAAATAGTGATAAGCGTATTCTTATGTTTACAGACGAAGAGGATATGATTAAAGTATTTGCAAAATATACTGCTGGTTTGTTAACATCATGTGGTTTTTATCCTGACGCAGATGCAACAACAATTAATGCGATGGTTGCTCATTATATGGAAGCAGTTATTAACCAAGATTTAGTATTATCTTTAATGAGCAACTCGACAGTTTATAACGATGTTAGAAACCATACAAATACTTTATTAAATGCTGAAGGCGAAACACCTTGGGTAATTACATATCAGAATGGTAAAAACTTTAGTTATGACTTGCTATTCTTCTTAAACGATTTCTATTCATGTGCAGGCGTTTCAGAATTGATTGTTGAAAAATTTACTATTCATTCACCAGTTATGGCAAAAGATGTTATGGAACACTTTACTTCACGTCGTCACTACTCGGCATATATTATGTCAGTTATTGATTATATGAATGCTAATGCAACTGAAGAAAATGGCTGGGCTACAGATAAACAACAATTCTTTAAAGACGTATATGTAAATGCTGCTAATAAATCTAACTATACATTAGCGTTTTATAAATTAGAAGAAATGTGGAATAAAGTTAAAGACGACGCTGCCTTTATAGCCGTTCATCAAAATAAAGCTGATACGACTGCTGACGGTTGGGAATACATGGATTTATATACTGAAATCAATAACGTGTTCCCTATTGTTAAAAAAGTTTTAGAAAGAAACTTTAACACAGATAATATTAGAGAAGACTTGGCATTAATTAACACAGATGTTCAGTTCTTTTCAAAACGTCAAAACAGAATTCCATATTTAATTCATAAATACCCATTGATATAAGAAAGTGATTTTATTATGAGTGAAGAGCAAACTTTATATACGCTGCCATTAGCACCGCAAAATTTAGTTGAAATATATAAATTAAAAGAAGACAACGAAAACTTTGTTTTATGGGTAGATTATTTAGCATCAAAAGAAAAGTTATCAGCCAAACATATTCTAATCTATTTGGCCAATACTAATTTTAAAACAACCTTTGCGCAGGTTGACGAAGAACTATTAATAGAATATATTAAATCAGACTTTATCGTAGAAGCACCACTGCTATCACGGTTTGTTGTAATGGCAATCAAAGTAAGATACATGTATGAGTTTAATGGCTTAGAAGAACAATTACTTGGCCTCTTTAGTAAAGAACAATTGCACGACTTCGTAGACAAAAACTATGAACTTATAGAAGATGTTTGTAATGCAATGGCTGAACTTATTCCATTCACACTCTGCAAATTTTACGAAAACTTATCAGATGAAAACAAAGCAATTGAAGTTGATGTAAAAGAAGCTGTTGAGCAAATTGAAGTAACTGACAAGCCAGCAAATTGTGGTCCAAACGTTGCACGCCTTCTTATAGATGGCTGGGATGGTTTCCTATTAGTTTGTTCTATGCTTGGATTTAAACAAGAATATAATAAACAGATGTATAATGATAAACCTGCATACTTTGGTAAAGATTTGTTTTTCTTATTGACACAAAGTAATATTACTAGTAACATTTTATCAATGATGCCTCCTGGGTTTATTAACAGCGTTGAAATTCCAAAACCAAAGTCTGATGAAGATTTACAAGCTGAAATCGAAGCAGAGGCTAAAGCCAATGCCGCTAGTGTAGCCGATGATAGTAAAACTGAATAAAACATATGCAGGTTATTATACGTATGATAAAGATAAGAGCCCTATTAATACAGACTTCTTACGTACTGAAATAAACCTAGACATATTACATGGCTGCGCTCAGTCGTGCCCAGGATGTTTTATTCCACGTAAAAACCTTACTAAACCTGAATACTTAGAAACATTATACAATTTATTAATGGACGGCGCATATTATCCTGACGAGATAACGATTGGACCTACTGACATTTTTGATGCAGAGAACTTCCATGAAATTATGAAACATCCATATATGAAAAAGCTTTACGAAATATCAGCAGTTGGATTTACATCAACATTACTTCAATCATATGCCGAGATAAGAACTAAACTTGATATGATATGGAGTTTATATGAAGGTGTTCATAGAGTACCTGATATTGATTTTAAAATCGTTTTAGATATAGACAAGTACCTTGATGGAGAACTAGACGATTGGAACCGTAAACTTAAAATGTTTGAGTTAGGTTCAGTTCAATTTAGAGTTAATTATCATAAAGATGTATTTAAGCGTATCACATATAACGACTTATGTCAACGGATATATGATGACTATAATGCACCAGTTATAATTACACCGTCGTTTTTAACAGATAGGAACGCGCGTGGTAAAGTAGAACAACACCTTGCAAACTTTAGACGTGAAATGATTGAGCAAGATATTGATAAGAAATGGCTTAACCTTTATACATTTTTTGATGCAAAGTTTAATGGATATGGCTGCCAAAATTATAGCTTCTATAATAATAAACTATATTTAAATCCATTCTTGTATGATGTTATTATTCAAAGAACTCCAAATTTTGAAACAACAATGGATGCGAATACTTTATATGAAAATATAGATTATGCTCAACAGGTTGATGATTGTAATGGCTGCGAGTATATGATGAGTTGTGCTGAACGTAATATACATTTATATATGGAGTCGCGAGGATTAGATAGCTGCGTCGCATTAAAGGAATATATGTATGCCTCTGATTAAAAATAATCTCTATTATGAGATGACGACAGAGACCCAAACTAAGCCCGTCAGCGCTGTTAAAATTCAAATGGATGTACTAGACGGTTGTCACCACAAGTGCCCTGGATGCTTTGTACATCGACGGGGTAACTCTAGTGATAAAAGCCAAGTATATATGGCAAAAGAGTTCATACGTTCTATTACTGACCAAGGGATACTTGTTGATGAAATATTAATTGGTCCTACAGACTTTTTAGCATCAGAAAATTTCTATCAAGTAATGCCAGAACTCGTAGATATCATTAATGAAAACTCACCTATCCTAGCTTTTGTCTCTACTCTTATTGATGGTGATATTAAAAAGTTTTGCGATTTCCTTATTGATAATATTAATTTAGATACTGAAATAGAAATTGGTATCGCTACAAATCCACATAAGTTTTTTACTGACGAATACACAAAACATATATCAGATATGTTAGCCTATATAGATACACACATTCAACATGAGGTTACTTATACGTTTGTTGTTAACATTAAAGATTATGGATTAGATTATGAGGCATTGCATGATCAGGCTGTAAAACGTTTTGATACTATATTAGATTTTATTCCGTCAGTATCTCGTTCGCATAAAGCAAACATAATCTTAAAAACGCTTGATGAGTTTAACGAATACTTTAGCACATGGCACCAAGAGTCCAAGCTAAACAATATTATGGTAGACCATTCTCACGCAGGTATTAATTACACTGTATTAAACTACAAACGCGGTGAATGGTATTTAAGTCCATTTATGTATGAGAACATGGCGATATATGATGATATGTTTAAAGTCAAATCTTTTGATGATGTTGTTCCAATGGTTGAACATCAAATTAAAAGAGCAAAAGGTACTGAATGCGAGGATTGCCCATTATTCTTTAGTTGTTATAACAGAAAAATAATAATGTTAAGGGATTACCTTGGAGTAGACCGCTGCATAGCACCAAAAGAGAATATGCTAAATAATATAAACAATTATAATGGTCCTGCTCAGACAATGTATGGATGGGATGGTTATTCTGTTGAAAACGATAAGAACGGTTATCGTAAAAAGTTTTTAGTTACTGATGATGACGATCCAGAACTAAAACGATTAAAGGATATATCATATGTTAAATAATGATTGGAAAAATATTGTAGACGGTGGGCGAGGTGAGGAATTTACTTCAATCGACAATATGAAAGAATATAAAATACAGGTCAACCTTGAAATACTCGAAGGTTGTTCATATATGTGTCCGGGTTGTTTTGTTAAACGTAAAGGTAATTGGAACCCAAACTCAATCGCAACATTTCATTCCTTGGCATTTGAATTAAAAGATAGAACTGATATTGTATTAGACGACATTGTGATTGGCCCAACCGACTTTTATGGTGCTCAAAATTTAGAAGAGATTATTAATAATCAAAGGCTTGCTGATGCCATATCCATGATGCCTGAAGATAATAGAAATATCCAACATAACTGTTCTATACTCGGATCATTATCTGAAAAAGATATTGAAGGTAAAATAAAAGCTATTGAAAACTCAATGCTAGGCGAAGTAGTCGAAGCATGGGATGTACAAATTGCTTTGGATTTAAATAGATTAATGAATGATCAGGTATACCTAGATGCACTTGATGAAAGAGTTGAAACATTTAAAAATAGTTCTTTAAACTTTGAAATAAGTATGGCTACTAATATCGTGCAAGGTGTAGAAGATATATTATTTCCTGCTATTGAATTTGTTAGAGCTAGGTATGAAACAGTAATCGAAGTATTACCGTCAGTAGTACGTTCTTTTAATCATAGCGCAAAGCACGGAGACAAACTATTTGAATGGAATGATATGTTAACTCGATTGGCTGCAGATCCACATAAGTTTAAAAACAAATTCCATTTCTTACAAGGTGACGTATCACATAAAGCGTTTCATTATTCTGTAGTTAGTATATACCACGGAGATATGTATTTGTCGCCATTCATATATGAGAATGCTCAAATCCATACAGATGATTTTAAAGTTGATAATAGTTGGCTTTGGTTACCTGATGCCGATATTGTTGATTATATATTAAACAAAAAGAACGAGATTGTCAATAGCCAAATTGAAAAAAGTTCTGAAAAAGAGTGTGGCAGTTGTAAGTATTTAAATATATGTGCGAATAGAATGGTTCCAATGATTATGGATACTGTGTTTGATGGAAGAAAAGAATGCATCTTAAATAAAGATGTAATTGGTTTATATGATGATGAGGTATACCATGGGAATAGTTACTAACAATAAGCGTGCTGCACAAGCTGATAAAGATTTTGATTTATCCTTTAGTGAAGGACATGAAATCAAAGTACAATTTAATTGCGAAGTATTATCTGGCTGCGAGTTTAAATGTAAAGGTTGTTTTGTCAATAAACTCGGATCAAATATGGGATCATTTGATAGATTAAACAACGCCATTGATTTATTTAATACCAATGGCTATCGCGTGTCAACCATTAATATTGGTCCAACTGATTTATTTGGTAATAATAATATCACCGAGTTGTTGAAAGACGAAACATTCCGAGAGTGTTTAAGTAAAGTAACTACTATTCAATTCGTTACAACATTAGAAAAGATTGATTTTAATATTATTGAAATGCTGAATAGTATTCCAAAGGCCGAGGGATTTATGTATGATTGTAACATAGCCCTGCAGCCGCCAGTTAATTGGAATGTACTTGAATATAAATTAGGAATATTAAATGAGTTGACAGATGATTTAAATTATTATATGGTATATAATATGGGTAATGATGATGTTGAGAATAATAAAGTACTCGAGATGTCAAAACTTGTTGAGGAACGGTTTGATTCTATACTTACTTTAAATCCATCATTCTTCCGAGCACCTAAATCTAAAGTGCAAAAGCATCTTATTGAGAAATGGAAAAACTATGACTTTGCCGACGACCTTATGCCTAAAACATTTATTGACCAAGCACAAGGTGGTTCTTTAGAATTAAATTATACTTATTGTAACGAACGTTTCTTTTGGACACCATTCGTATATGATATTGCTTTAATTGGTACAGATAATTTTGTGGTCAAAGATGAAAACGATATTGAGTCATGGACTCAAGTAAAAGAAAATAAGTTTATGTCACAGTTGACTTATTCAAGTGAAACTGACAATTGTGCTTCTTGTAAAAATTTAATGACATGTATTGATAAAGGTGTCCTATCTTATATGGAACACCATTCACTTACTGCGTGTGTGTTTCCGGGAGTGATAACGTCCGATAAAGGTTGATGGATATACGTGTTGTATTCTATGCCATTTCTCTTTTGATTCTACCTCATGCATTTTAATATCAAGTTCCATTTCGTGCATTGGGTATATTGACATTAAAGGCGTACCATATTTAAGTGTAACAGTATATTCTTCGTCTTTAATTGGAAACGCTAAGAATACGTTTAATGTGTGTTGGTCATAAAAGTTTGTAATCCCAGGTGATATTAAAATATCGTGCTTACGCAAATCCTCACTATAATGGCATTCAGTAATCATAAACTCTTTACGTTCGCTTGCCTTAACAGCCCAAGGTCCATGTAATTTAAATACAGTTCTATTTGGATATAATGTATCGCCAAATTGTTTACGTTCATGTTGAGATCCATCAAGTTGACCAGAATTATGTAATGGCTCAATGCACTCAACATTGCCATTTGGTTTTACTCTAAAAATACCATCTGACCACAATTTAAGAACGATAGGCTTACGCATATAATCAACAATTCCTGGGCATGTTTTAATCGTCGGAGTTGGAACGTTAACGCCAACCCTAGACCTAAATTGGTCATACGAATTCTTAATAGATTTCCACCACGTTGGTGGCTTAGTTCTGGCTTTAATTGGTTGTAAGTCTACAAGTGTTTGGTGTGCTGTGTAAAAATCAAGTTTAAGTTTTTTCTTTATCATAATTAAATCCTGTTATCAAATTTTGACCTGTTTTGTCCATATAATTAAACCACATTCTCATTATGCAGTCAGGTAAATCGCGTTCTCTGTTTTTC